ACCTGCCCGCTGTGACGGCCGGAGTTGGGGAACTGCTTCCCCACCTGGAGCGCCTGAACATGGTCCGGCTGTTCACTTCAGGCGGCCGTCAGTACGGAGCTATTCGGAACTTCTGCAAGTTCCAGCGCCCCAAGAAGCCCAAGTACGTCCACCCACTTCCGAACGAACTGCGGTTGTACGTGCGGCCGGCGGAAACCGGTACGGAACCAACGGACGATGAAAGTGGTGGTGGTTCCGTACCAGTGGGGAACCAGTTCGGAACCAGTGGGGAAATTCCTCCGCAGATAGGAGGAGGGAGGAAGAAGGAAGAAGAGACTTCTTCACTTCGTTCAGAAGTCTCTCCCCCCTTACCCCCCGCAAGCGGGGGAGAGGCCGGGGATGATCTGTTCGAGCCCGCCCAGGCCGTGGTGGCGGTGGCCGCTGCGGTGCCTACGCGGCGGCGGTCTCGTAAGCCGGCTCCGGACGAGGAGACCATGCTGGCGGTCGTGGATGCCTGGAACGACAGCGTCCAGGGCAAGATGCCGCGCGCTGACGGGCTGGCGAAGAAGGGCCGGCCGGAGCTGATCGCCAAGGCGCTGGAGAAGTCCCACGGCGGTGTCGGCGCCCTGCGCGACCTGTTCCGCGCCTGCGCTGCCTCGCCACACCACCGGGGCGAGAACGAGCGCGGCTGGGCGGCTTCGCTTGACTGGCTCCTCAGCCCGAAGACCCGCGACGAGAAGGGGGAGCTTTGGGGGATCGACTGGGAGCAGGCGTTGCTGCTCGATCATGACCCGACGGATGCGCCGGCGCTGAACGGCGTCGGGGGGTATCACTGATGGCCAAGCGCATCGAAGGGAAGCGCCTGGTCGTCGGCGACACCCTGGCGGACATCTTCGCCGAGGCCGGCATCCGCGCGGGGCGGGCTCGGCTGGTGGCTGGCCGGGACGCGAAGGTCGTCTGCCCGGCGTGCGGCGACAAGGAAGCCAGCCTGTCGGTGAAGGTCGATGCGGATGGGCTGGGCGCGACCTGGCACTGCTTCCGCGGCAAGTGCCCAGGCTCCAGCATCGTCCCCGGCTGCGGCAGGATCAGCGATGGTCGGGGCGCGGCGCAGGTTCTCGACCAACCCATCCTCCGCCGCGAGCGCGCGCCGGCGGTGGCGCCGGTCCTGGACCCGCCGGAGGCGCAACGCCGGGGCGAGGCTCTGCTGGGCTTCTTCGCCCGGCGGGGGATCAGCGAGGAGACCGTGGCGGCCTTCGGCGTGTACGGCACCACCAAGCGCTGGCCGGAGCTGGACGAGGCCGGCAAGCCCGTTAAGGACGGGAAGGGTGAGCTGATCTGGTCCCCGGCTGAAACGGCGGTGTTCCCCTACCGTTGGCGCGGCGAGGTGGTGAACCGGAAGTTCCGCTCCTGCCGGAAGCAGTTCATGCAGGACCGCGACAGCCTGCGCACGCTGTTCAACGCCGACGCGATCGAGACCCCGGACGTGGTGGTCCTGGTTGAGGGTGAGATGGACGTGATGGCCTGCTGGGAAGCCGGGCTCCGCCAGGTGGTCAGCCTGCCCGATGGCTCGCCGAACAAGCTGCTAAGCGAGGATGATCCCAAGCGGCAGGATGACCAGCGCTTCGACCCTCTGGAGAACTGCGCCGACGTGCTGGCCGAGGTGAAGCGGTTCGTCATTGCGACGGACGCCGACGTGCCGGGCGGCTACCTCGCGGAGGAGCTGGCCCGTCGCCTGGGCCGCGCCCGGTGCTGGCGGGTAACCTGGCCAGACGGCTGCAAAGACGCCAACGATGTCCTCATGCGACACGGTGCCGAGGCGGTGCGGGCTGCCATTGAGGCCGCGGAACCATGGCCGCTGGAAGGCATCTTCGACCTGAAGCCGGGTGCCCTGCACGCCTTCCTGCACACCGGGCGCGAGCCGACCGGCATGGTCTGCGGCATCGCTGACCTGGACGGTATCGCGAAGATCCCGGCCGGCGGTGGCTGGCTGACGATCGTCACCGGCGTGCCCAGCCATGGCAAGTCGAGCCTGCTGCGGACCTGGCTGACCTATACGGCGGCCAAGCACGACATCGGCATCGTCTGGTGCAGCCCGGAGGACAACCGGCCTGAGACGCTGGCCTTGCGTGTTGCGTCCGTCTTCCTCGGGCGACCAATGCGGGAGGCCGGTGGCTACGTCCCCAAGGACATTCTGCAGAAGGCTGAGGAATGGATCGCCCGTCGCATCTCGTTCCTATGGTCCGACAATCCGGACGTCGAGATGACCCTCGATTGGGTTCTGGCAAGGGCCGAGGAGGCAAAGCGCAGGTATCCTCGCAGCCTGCTGGTTCTCGACCCCTGGAACGAGTTCGAGCACCAGTTCACGCGGCAAGAGAGCGAGACACAGTACACCGGCCGCTGGCTGAGGAAGCTCAAGGCCTGGGGCAGGGCGGAAGGGATGGGGATCATCATCGCGGCCCACCCGACCAAGCTGCAGAAGGACCCGAAGACCGGCAGCTATCCTGTGGCCGATGGCTACGACATCAACGGCGGCGCCAACTGGTTCAACAAGGCGGACCTCGGCGTCACGGTTTATCGCCGGGATGAGGGCTTCCCTGAAGTGCACTGTTGGAAGGCTCGCTACGAAGCCTTCGGCCAGCGGTATCAGAAGGCCCGACTGAAGCTCGATGTCCGCACGGGCCGGCTTTCCAGCCCTGGTTTCCATGACACCCCAAGCATTGCAACGGGGGAGGAGTGAGCATGCAGAACGCGTTGGAAGAGATCATCGCCAACCGGGCGACAGAGGACGGCCACTTCGCTATTGCCTATGCGATCCTCAAGCTTGCCCAGGCACAGGAAGAGGTGGCGCAGCACATGCGGGATTTGGCCCGTCCAGACGGCACGGTGGAGTTCGTCGGCGGGCAGCTCCGCATCATCAACGAGACCCTGTCCAGCCTCACCAGCGCCGTGGAGGCTATCTGTGACTGACCTCATCCCCGCAGCCAAAGCGCTCATCGGCTGGAACCTGAATGAGGCGAGGCGAGTGACGGACGTGTTCGTCATCCGGGACGGCCGAGACAAGGAATGGATGCACACTGGCGTCCCGGCTGAATGGCGCAAGCCTCAGTACAAGCACGGGGCCTGCTTCACCGACTGGCTGAAGAAGGGCGAGCGCACCATGACCCCGGAGTGGGTCTTCTCCGAGATCGTCGTCTTCTATGGATGCGCTGACAGCAAGGTCATGGAGCAGGCGATCGCAGCCTTCGCCCAGATCCGTGAATGCGCATGGGCCCGGGCCATGGTCCCGGGTGAGCCATCCAACAGCAAGAAGCCCTTCTGGAGTGCCGGCTAATGAAGGTGATGACCCTGGCCGAGATCGAGGCGAACCCGATCCCCGTGATCGAGCACTACCGGGCTGCATATCCATGGCTGCACTGGGGCGGCTTCTCCAATGCGGCCGACGTGCAGCGGATGGGCCGTGAGGAGTTCGATGGGCGGCGGCGTGAGATGACCGAAGCCAGCGGCGTCGGCCAAGTGCTAAGGGCGGCCCGTTTCATCGACCAAGCGCCCCGCATCAAGGGTCTCAACCCCAAGCGCAGCACCTATGGCTGGAAGCATGTGGCGGAGCGCTGCTTCCAAAACCTGACCCCCGGTCAGGATTACTACGTGGGCGAGGGGAGCTTCCTCATCGCGGCCTGGGCCATGGGTCTGACGGTCAAGAGGGACCAGCATGGCTTCCACAGGGTGAACCTGTCCGAGACGGCAGCCACGGTCGTCAAGAAACAGACCAAGCGCATGCGAGCTGGCGCATGAAGGTTGATCGCAGGATCGCGCCAGTCACAGTCGTCGCAGGCAGCCTCAACCCCAGTGCTGGCCCGCAGCCCTGGTGCATGAGCGATGCAGACCGGGACAGGATCATGGAGACGGCGGCAGCACTCGGCGGCAACTCCTATGTGACCCGGCCCAGTGGAGAGCCTGTGCCGCTGGAGAAGTCGAGGGCAGGGGCATCGCAGTCCCCTTGGTCCCAACGCGAGCAGGTGGCAGCCCGGCGGCTACGCAAGCTCTGGTACGACGCCAAGATTGAGCGTGTGGCGCCGGCAGGATATCCGACCGAGGTCTGCCAGCCCTACACCCCCAAGGGAGAGGACAGCCACCCGAAGGAAGCGGTGGATGCGGCTGTCCAGGCCTACCGCGAGTTTCGTGCGGTGATCAACCTGGCAGAGCAGCGACTGAGCGCCCGGCATGTCAATTGGCTGCGGCAGGTCGGATACGGCGAGGCCATTCCGATGGACGCATCCGTCTATGCACGGGAAGCCCTTGGTTGGCTGGCTGATGAGTGGCGCATCAAATAGCCCTTGACCCCACCGCATGGACTACGCATATTCGTGGCGGTTCATTGCGACCAAAGCCCTGGAAGCCCGCGCTCCCGGGGCTTTTTCATGCGCTCCAGGCATGAGACTGCGCCTGACCCATGACCCTGACGCATGCGTAATAATGTTGCGTTGGATGCCGGAACCCCGCAACATTCGGAATGTGTGACATCTTTGTCACGGGTCCTCCCCCAGGCTGCAACGTATGCGGGTGGCAAGAGCGCATGAGTTTCCTAGCCACAGGGTTTTCTAAGGGGGTTCCGCTTCCGGTTCGCCTAAGTCCCTGACGGGCCAGAGAAACGGGCCTTCAGCCCGCTCCGAAATATGCCGCAGCGCCCCGAGGGGTTCCGCTTTCGATGGGCTGACGCTGAGGAGGGTTCCGCTTCATGGCGACAGATCGGGAAGTGGCGGAGCATCTCGACATCAGCGACCGCAGCATCCGCGATCTGCGGGCGAAAGGGGTTCTGCCGCAGGCGGCCCGTGGCCAGGCTGACCTCGACGCCTGCCGTGTCGCCTACATCCGGCACCTGCGCGAGCGCGCGGCTGGTCGTAGCAGCGATGCCGCCGAAGACGAGGGCCTGGACCTCGTTCAGCAGCGCGCCAGGCTGGCGAAAGAGCAGGCGGATCGGATCGCCAGCAAGAACGCGCTCGACCGCGGCGAACTGGTGCCTGTTTCCGCCGTGACGATGGCGGTGGTGGGACTAATCGAGTTGTCCAAGTCCCGGCTGGCGAAGGTGCCGGCCATCGTGGGCAAGTCTGATCCGAAGCTGCGGGAGCGGATCGCCACTGCGATTGAGGATGCCATGGAGGATCTGAGCGCCACCCGTGTGGAGGCTGTGATGGGTGAGGGCACCGATGGGGACGACGAACCCGCCGAACCCATCGACGCCTGAGCAATTCCCGGTCGAAGGGCCGGTTCTCGCTGCCCAGGCAGCCCGCTGGTTCGAGGCCTGGACCCCGCGCAAGCGGATGAGCCTCTCCGAATGGTCGGCGAAGCATGCCCGGCTGGCTGACGGCAAGCGATACCGGGCCTTCCCCTTCCAGAACGCCATCGCAGATGCGTTTACCGATCCGGCGGTGCGGCAGATCACGGTCAAAAAGAGCAGCCGCATCGGCTACTCGCAGATCGTCCAGAACTACGTCGCCTACTGCATCCATCAGGCGCCGACCCGTCTGCTGATCTACCAGCCGACCATTGATGACGCGGAGGCCTACTCCAAGGACGACCTGGAACCGGTCCTGGAATGGCCGGCAGTACGCGAGCGGGTGGTCTTCAAGCCGCGGCACCCCGACAACAAGCTACGGGCGAAGCGCTTCCCGGGCGGCTGGATACAGATCAAGGGCGCAAACAGCCCGAAGGAGTTCCGGCGCGTCACCGCCGACAAGGTGCTGCTGGAGGAGCCGGACGGGTACCCGGCGACGGCCGGCAAGGAAGGTGACCAGGCGGCGCTGGCGTTTAAGCGGTGCCTGACGAGCGACGACCCGCTGAAGGCGGCGGGATCAACGCCTACGGTCGCTGGTGCCAGTCGAATTGACGCGCTGTTCGAACAGGGCACTCAAGAATATCGCTACGTGCCGTGCCCCCACTGCGGGCATAGGCAGGTTCTGGTCTTCGGAGATGGCACGGGGCCTGGCATCCGGTGGGAGCCGCGGGAAAACCCGACTAGGGCTTGGTACCGGTGCGCCGGTGAGAAGGCCTGCGACATCGAGGAAGAGTGGAAGGAGTGGATGGACGAGCGGGGCGAATTCATCGCTCACGCTCCGCAGAACTTTCCGCACCGAAGTTTTCAAGTCTGGTCCGGCTACAGCCAGTTCGAAGGGGCCGCATGGCTGGAACTGGCGCGTGAGTTCATGCAGGTCCGGAAGGACCCGAACAAGCTGCTGACCTTCGTCAACCAGGTGCTCGGCGAGACTTGGAAGGTGAAGGGTGAGGCGCCGCCGTGGCGCCGGATCTATGACCGCCGGAACAAGGATGCTGAGCCGGGTGTCGTGCCGCGCGAAGCGCTGCTTCTCCTCGGAGGCATCGACGTTCAGGGCAACCGCATCGAGGTCTTCGTCTGGGGCTGGGGTTCGGATCGCCAGTCCTTCCTGGTGGACCATCGGGTGGTGGACGGAAATCCCTTCCTGGCCACGACCTGGGAGCGGGTGAGCGATATCGTCACGCGCGCCTGGCGTCGCGAAGGCGGTAGCGAGATGAAGCTGATGAAGGTCGGCGTGGATACTGGTCACGCCACGACGCATGTCCTGACCTGGGCGCGCAAGCACCCCGGGTTGGTCGTGCCGGTCAAGGGCGCCAGCAATCATCACGCGCCGGTCTTCGCCTGGTCTGGCGTTCGCGATCCCGGCCCGCGAGGCGGGAAACGCAAGCGCGGTCAGCAGCTCGGCATGGTCGGCGGCACGATCATCACGCAGGAGATGTACGGGCTCCTCAACCTCGACCCGCCCACGGACGAGGATGCGGTGGAAGGTGTGGTCGCGCCGGCCGGCTTCATCCACCTGAACAGCCTCGCCACGGAAGAGTTCTGCAAGCAGCTCGTCGGCCTGGAATGGCTGGAGAAGCGCGGCGAGTGGAAGAAGGTCCATGCCGACGAGGCGCTGGACGGGTGGAAGTATTCCAGAGCGATGTTCACAGCCATCGGCGCCGACCGGTGGACGGACAGCAAGTGGCGGGAGCTGCGCGAGGCGTGGGGTGACGAAGTGCTGGCTGTCCCGCCGCGGAAGCGGCTGGCGCAAGAGCCGGCTACGCCCGCAGCAGAAGTGCCTACTCCGGTCCTCGCGACACGCCAGGGTCGGCAGCCTTACTTCAACCGGCCGCGCGGCGGCTATCTGGGCGGGAGGTGACGCGATGGCAGCAGATCCCGGCGAGATGTCGCTGGAAGAGCTGAAGGCTCTCCGAGCGGATCGTGTTCGCCAGCGGGCCAGTGGGGTTCAGGCCACCCGTTACCCGGATGGTGCGAGTGTCACGTATCGCGATGGCTCATCGGATGATCGAGACCTTGCTGATCTGGACCGCCGCATCGCTCAGCTTGAGGGGCGGTCACTGCGCCCGCAGCCCTCCTTCCGCCGTGTGGAGTTGCGCCGGTGCTGACACGGATGATCGATAGCGCCATTGCGATCTTCGACCCGGCGCGTGCGGTGAAGCGTCAGGCGCACCGTCAGGCGCTCTCTTACGTGGCTGGCGAGGTTGCGCCGCGCGGCAAAGACTGGCGGGCGTCCCGCAAGGGCCCTAACGCCGAGTTGCGCACCACGCTGGCTTTCATGCGGGCCCGCTCCCGCGAGATGATCCGCGACAATGCCATGGCGGCGCGCATGGTCAGCATCCGCGTGGCCCACGAGATCGGCTATGGCATCACGCCCCGATCGGCCACCGGTGACGAGGCACTGGACCAGCGCGTCATCGCGCTCTGGAACCGCTTCGTCGCTCAGTCGGACCTGCACGGCCGTCTGAACCTTTACGCTCAGCAGATGCAGATGGCCCGCTGCCGCAGCGAGGCCGGCGAGGCGCTGATGCGGATCGTTCGCCTGACGCCTGCGGAGGCGCGGCGCCTTGGTCTGGCAGTGCCGCTTCTGTTGGAGGTGCTGGAGCCGGATCTGCTGGACGACACAACGCCGCTCGTGGGCGCCACAGAGGCGCTGCGGGTGGCCGGAGGCATCGAGTTCGACCGCCAGGGACGGCCGGTGGCCTATCGCCTGCTGCGGGACCACCCGGGCGAGGGTCTGGCGCCTTTGGCCACGAATGGCGTCCGCTATGACCGCGTCCCGGCCGCCGACATGATCCACATCTACCGTGCACACCAGCAGCGCCCGAACCAGGCGCGTGGCGTGCCGGATCTGGCGCCGGTGATGATGCGGATGCGTCGGCTGGAGGAGTATGAGGAGGCCGCGGTCGAGCAGGCCAAGGTGCAGGCCCTGCTGGGTGTCTTCTATGAGCAGAAGGACCCGCTGGACCCTCAGGGGAACCCCATCGAGCGCGGCGCCGGCGACAACGGCGCCCCGCCGCTGGAGGTCTGGCCTGGCATGGTGGGCGAGTTGCCGCCCGGGATGGAAGCCAAGTTCCTCCAGCCCAGCGGTTCAGGGGCATTCGAGCCGTACGCGAAGCATGAGCAGCGGATGATCGCGGCAGGCTTCGCCGGCGGCCTGCCCTATGACTTGGCCACCGGCGACCTGAGCGACACCAACTATTCGAGCATGCGGGGCGGCAAGGTCGCCTTCCGCATCACCATCGAGCAGGACCAGTGGGGCATGCACATCCCGATGATGTGCGACCCGATCTGGCAGGCTTTCACTCAGGCAGCCGTGCTGTTTGGGGCGCTGCCGGCACGGCCAGACGGCTATCCGGTGCGCTGGAACCCGCCTCCTTTCCAAATGCTGGACCCGGGCAAGGAAATTCCGCCGATGATCGAGGCGGTGCGGGCCGGCTTCGCCACCTGGGACCAGACTGTGGCGGGGCAGGGCTTCGATCCTCGCGAACAGGCTGCGGAGATCCAGCGCACCAACGAGGATTTCGACCGACGCGGGCTGATCCTGACCACGGACCCGCGGCGGGTCGCCAGCAGCGGGCAGGCACAGGACGCCAAACAGAACGCGGCGGTCGAGATCGGCGCCCGAGGCAACCCTGCCCAGCCGAGCGACCAGCGGCCGCGCGTAGCGCAGCCCGCCACCTGAACCGGAGGACATGATGAGCGGCAAAACTGCGGCCCAGGCGGTCGCGGAACATCTGCGCGCGCGTGGCGCCGATGCTGTGGCGGATCTGATCGGCCCGATGGTCTTGGTGGAGGAGTTCGGCGTGCCAGGCACGCGCGATCTGCCGGACGGGCGGCTGGAGATGACCATCTACGGCGACATCGGCTTCGACGTGACGGCCAAGGGCGTGATGAGCGTCCTGGACGGTGCCGCAAGCCGTGATCTCCTGATCCGGATCAACAGCTACGGCGGCATCGGGATCGAAGGCTTCGCGATCCACAACCTGCTGGCCCGCCACGATGGGCAGAAGACCGTCGTGGTGGACGCCATGGCCGCCAGTGCCGCCAGCGTCATCGCAATGGCCGGCGATGAGATCGTCATGCCGCCCGCGTCATTCCTGATGGTTCACAGGGCCGGCGCGGGCAGCTTCGGGAATGCCGAGGCGCACGCGGAAACGGCCGCCATGCTGGAGCGTCTGGATGCGGCCATGGCCGGCGTCTACCAGCGTCGCTCCGGGCTCCCGCTGGAGGAAGTTGAGGCCCTGATGGCATCGGAGGCATGGCTCACCGCCGCCGAAGCTGTCGAGAAGGGCTTCGCCACCCGAATTGAGGGCGCGACGGCTGAGCCGCCGCCCCGTTCCGAGCGCACCGAGCAGATGATGCGCGCCTATGCGCACGCTCCGGCTGCCGTCCTGGCGATGGCGCAGATCACCCCTTTCACCCCGCCGGCTCAGCCGGTCCATACCGAGGAGGTCCGCATGAGCGGAACCGACACCCCGGCGGCCGTGCCCGCCAACACGCCCGCGCCGTCCACTCCTGCCGCGACCCCGGCCGTTGCGTCCGTTCCGGGCGCGCCCGCGGCCCCGGCAGGCCCGAAGAAAGCGACAATGGCTGAGATCAAGGCCATTGCTGCGACGGCCAAGCTCGATGCCGAGTTCGTTCTGCAGCACTATGAAGCCGGCGCCACCACCGATCAGGTGCGCGACGCCGCGCTGGGCATCCTCGCTGCCGGCGCGCCCAATCGACCGGGCATCGTCGGCAATGCCACGAATGACGGCGCATCGCTGAAGGCCATGGGCGCTGCCATCGCCAAGCGCGGCGGCGTCAAGGCGGCCGAGGTTCTGGCCGCGGCCGCGCCCTACGAGGGCGCCACGCTGCGTGACATGGCGGCCGATTACTATGAGATGCAGACCGGTCGCCGCGCCCGTGGTCTGTCCCCCGACCAACTGTTCCGCCACGTGCTGGCGAGCGGCACGGTGGGCATG